CGCAGGGTGTTCATCTCGTCAGAATAAAGAAACGGGACGGCATGAGGACAGTCACGGTATAAGTCATAATGGAACTGGACAAATTGCTCCAGTTCCTTTAAACTCTCTACTTTCTTGATTTCCAACGTTTTCATAGTACCCCGACCGAGAATCGAACTCGGAACTAAGCTTTAGGAGAGACTGGTTACATACCATGATTCTCAGTTACTTACGAGGTTTTTCTACTTTTTTGTAGAATATTTGTAGCATTTCTGCTGATTTTGCGAAAAAAGCACCCCTCTCCAGGATCTGGATTAGGGTGCCAATGCAACACCGATGTTTCAGATCGGTGGTGCAAAGATACATACTTTTTCTTAATCATCCAAATTTACTGAGTAAAAAATAATCCGCACTGACCTCACGGCTGGCACGGATCCACAGTATAGTAATTCTACAGAAAGCTATTTTTTCAGTTCAATATACTCAGAGTAAACGATCCTGTTATATGGATTCTTACTTACGATCTCCTGTCTGATAGCTTTGCAACCAAACCTGAAAAACAGGAAACGCTTAGGCACTCTGTGTACTATCTGTAAGATTGTGTCGGTTGTGTTCACTGATAGATTCACTTTCCCACTGTCTATTACTCCAGAGATCTTTGCCCACGGAGGATCATTCCAGGAGAATGTCTTTAGCGTATCTACCAGGTGAATCTCTGGCACATACCTGATACTGTCTTTGATGTCTGTCTGGATCTCTATATTACCAGTGGTGGAGGTCTGTGACACTGATTGCAGCCTTTTCAGCTTTATCCCCAGCGTCTTTGCCTCCTGGCACACATCCTGGTAATGCTTATCCAGCTCATTGTACGTCAGCTGTAGCCTGAGCACAGAGGCAGCACTTTCCCCAGCCTCTGTTTGGTACAGCCTCACCTTATCAACCAGAGCCTCCTGGTTATCCTGGAGCCTCGTTTTCTCTTTGTTAGCCTCTACCAGGCTCTGTGCAAGAAAGGCACTGATAAGAAACAGCACCACGCACGTAATAATCAGATACTTTTTCATGCGAATTTAATTGTTTTAGGTGGAACGGTGTTAGTTGTGAGCGATCCGTACTGGATGCTGTTCAGCCTCCTCAGCCATCCATTCAGGAATTTCTTGTTAGCAGGTCTACTCACGCAAATATCTCTCAGGTATTGCTCTCTCCTTTTCTGGAGCTTAGCAAAGAACGTCTTAGGATCCTGTGCGTTCAAGGCAGCAAGTGTCTTTTCACCCACGATGCCATCAGCCTTTACACCCAGCATGGACTGAGGAATGGTAATACCGTACTTTCCGCTACCCCATACCCAATCTACCAGGGTGTTAGCAATAGACTGATCCAGGATCCTGTCACCTTTCCAGCGATTCCAGAAATTCTTTCTACAGATCTCCATAGCATCAGCTGGAGTGATCAGTTTCAGATCATCCACATCAATGTCACCATCACCATCCTTATCATAGCCCTGGGCTTTCCAGGTTGATATGGTGACACCGTATTTCGTGGCTCCTCCACGATCACCAGGAACATTAGCAAAGCCACCCTCCCAGCTCAGGATAAATGACCACAGTGTTTCAATCTTACTCATGTCAGCTATTCATTTTGTGATAAAAGTCAAGTTTGATCCTATCATACACAGCCTGGACGTTGGTGTAGGCACGTCCGTTATTCGGCTTATCGGCATATACCTCATTTTCCACTACCTCAGCCACCCAGTCCACCCATTCAGGGGATGTGTAGGATGCCAGCCTCTTACCCCTGTAGGTGTAGTAGTCAAAGCGACTGTCCCGATCATCATGCAGATTTATCAGGAGCGTGCGGATCTTATGCCTGGTAGCCTCCCTATCCACAATGTGGTTTTCCTCACGTACCTTTTTTATTATACGGCATACCTTTTCAACAGCATAGTCAAAGTAGATACTGGACGTGTTTTTGATACGCAGCTGTGTTTCAGGTCGCAACCCCTCTGATATGTCTGCCAGCATCTGGTTTTGGCTTTTCGTTTCCTCCAGCAGCTCATTCATTGTGGTTTTGTTGCTAACCAGCATATCATTGATGATGTTCTTAAACCATCTGAAACAGGCGATCATGAGTGCAGCAGCCAGTACCAGGAAAAATGCAGCCGTAACTGCCATCATTCCTACATCGCCTATTGTCCTGGCTGTTTCCAAGCTATGCTCAACCATTTCTTTGCCTTTTCCATTTATTGCGCTTGTACGATTCAAAGTTTTCCCTATCCTCCTGGGTGATCTCCACTGATGGAGGGAATACCCTGAAACCATACATAGTGCCATATTTAACTACTTTGATTACAGCTCTCATGGGATAGTGTCTGCCAGGATTGGCAAATACATCTTTCACTTTCTTGCTGTCAGTGAAGAAAGCAGACTTACCATAACCATCGCCATAAGCGATCAGGCATCTGGATCCGTTCTCTGTCTGCCTCTCTGGATCACACCCTGTAAACACCGTTACCTGGTTGATAACAGCATCAATGGATGTAAACTCACAGTCGAAAATGTCAGAGCTGCCCTGGCTTACACTATCATCCACGAAATCAACGATCTCCTGTGCCATTACTCTACCTCTTTGAGATCCTTGCAATCCTCATCAACCATAGCACGCAGAGCCAGCCTCTCATGGAGGAAAGCAATATAAGGAGCCTTAGCATCCTCAGGCAGCAGTCCAAGTACAGCACTGTTGTACTCGTTCTGTAGCTTGCTCTCAGTGTTGGCTGGGTACTTAGCGGTAAGCAGCGTAGAATAGATGTTATCGGCAGTCTTTGGATATTCCACCCTCAGACTGTCATACTGCCACATGGTACCTGTAGCTTTCTCTGGATCGTCAGTAACAGTGATGTTGCCATCCTTATCCACGATCACCAGCACCTCCTTGATATTGTGATTGTAATGGATGGTGCCCTGACCGTTATTCAGATCTTTGAATACTTCTGGCTTTTCGTTTGCCAGCAAGCCGATAAATAATACTTTACTTTTTTCCATTGCTTAAACATTTATTAAATATGAAATCACTGTGCTCCTTATCACATCTGATTATCCAGCCATACTCAGACGGAAACAGGTGCTTAATATCATCCTCATTACTGATCTGGTATTTCTCCTTTGTCTTTTCCAGCTTTTGGTAGAATCTCAGCAGAATCCCCTTTCTCAGGAGTATTCCGTAATGATCCTGTTTGAATCCAACATAGTCTATACCACGATCATCAACTGGGAATATCTGCCAGTTCGGTTTGATCTCCACCTTTAGCACTGATCCCAGATAGAGCCCTAAGGCATCCAGGACGTAGTGCAGCCATTCCTTGCTCTCTCCCAGCACCACTATATCATCCATGTATCTGTAGTAGTACTTAACGCCCAGCTCCTCCTTTACCCAGTGGTCGAAATATGCCAGGTACAGATTAGCAAGGTACTGGCTGGTGAAATTGCCTATTGGCAGTCCTTTTTCTTTACCGTTGCTATCAATTATCTTATCCAACAGCCTCAGCAAACTCTCATCGGCTATGCTATAGCGGATGATCTGTTTCAGCACTGAGTGATCCACATTGTCATAGAACTTTCGGATGTCGATTTTCAGGCAGTACCTGGTACCGATCCGATCCTCTATCAGAGCCCTGTGTACATCCTCCATACATTTGTGGGTACCACGCCCTTTGATGCAAGCGTATGTGTTCGCTATGAATATGTGGTACCAGTGAGGAGCCAGCACATTGATGATACAGTGGTGTATCACCCTGTCTGGAAAGAAAGGAGCTATCATTATATCCCTCTCCTTAGGATCAAAGATCTTTTTAGTCCTATATATTCCAGGCTCAAAGGTTTCCTCACTCAGGATCTCATACAGGGTAGCCAAGCAATCATTCAAATTGTCATTGAACGCCTTTACCTCACCTCTGTTCTTTTTGCCCTTTTGGGCTGTGTACTGAGACTTGATCAGGTTTTCGGTACTATACACCAGCGGATATACATTCTTGATCTTCTTTACAGGAGAAATATAGATCTTTCCTGTGTTTCCGATATAGTAGCCTACATCCTCAAAATCATGGTACATTACAGAGACGTTATACTGGTTGGCATCAACTTTGGCTTTCTTCTTTTTCTCCATTTGTGTGCCGTTGCTCAATCAGGAGCTTTCAATTACTTACTCACACCTTACTGAATCACTATTGTTTTACCAACTGCCAGCAGTGCCAGCAGTCCCTGTGAGGTAGGGTTGCAGAGGTCTAACAGTTATTCTTGTTTTCAAGGAAAACCACGGTAAAAGCGGAACCCAATATTCGCATTCGCATTCGAGGAACGATTATTCGCATTCAGATAACCGAAACCGGCATTCGCACCATTATTCGCATTCGCAGACAGGAGGGCACCTGACCTTGCAACCTTTTATTTTATATTTTCAAAGAACTCTCTTTTTGAAAGGTGGGGAGGCAGCTTTCAGAAAAGCCACCGCCCACCGTGTTTTGCAGTCGTGGCGTTTCACCCACGGCACAAGCGGAACCCAATACTCGCAAGCGCAGTCGAGGAACGATAAGTCGCATTCAGATAACCGAAACCGGCATTCGCACCAAGATCCGCATTCGCAGACAGGAGGGCACCATACCACCCAGAGGGTGATGGGTACCAGTAGTAGTCACATACGCCCTCATTGGCAGCTCCACCAACCTTATCAATGAATGAGTAGCCCTTATGGTTGTGAGACATTGTAAGTCCATAGCCAGATGCCAGAGGCAGCTCAGATGCCAGCTCATAGCCAGCTGGAACGGTTGTAGCACTGTCAGAGTGAGAGGTGAACTTAGTAGGATCCTCACACACGTAAGCCTCAGAAACACCCTCCTTATGCCAGATCAGTACATCGTCTGCCAGCATCGTGAGATATTCAAAAGGCACCTCCAAACCACGGTAAGATGTAACCTGGATGGTCTTATCATTACCAGAGTTTGCCCAGTTCTTGATCACGTAGGAAACCTTACCAGTGTTGTTACCCAGTGTGGCAGTAACACCACATGGAACGAAAGGATTGTAGCCGTTGTGGGTGTTCCACTCACCACCATTCACAGAACATCCGCTACCTAAGCCTCCCTGGTGGAAACCGTCAGCTGTCAGTGTTGTGGTGTAGGTGTCCTGGCAGTCCATAGAGGCATATTCAACCCTCTGGAGCCATGCAATTTCATTGTACACCCTGTAAACTCCATGATGGATGCCGTTGCCAGCAGCGTTGCACCATCCACGCACTGTATTCTTATTGACAGATGTACGTGCCATACCTACAAAGCTCCTGTATGTACCATCGTAAGATGCAGATCCGTTACCACCCCTGAATCTGGCAGCATTCTCAGTGAATACAGGCAAACCGTCTGCATCCCTGGCAATTTCGTTGCCATTCCAGGTAAGCCAGCAGCCACAGACAGGCTTTTTCAGCTGATCATCGTAGGTACCAAAGGTGAAAGAGATTGCCTTACGCTCCATCTTGATAAAGCCAGGCAGCGGATATTCAGAGTAAGCCCTGAGCCACTTAGTACCCTCAAATTCCATACGGAAATAGTACTCAGGCTTTTCAAGCATTACGTTACCATCGGTACTGTCAATGATGGCAGCAGCACCAGAATCCCTTTTACGGCTGTCATTCTGTCCGAGGTAGTACTTAACGGATCCATCCTCATTCTCGACAAAGCGTCTTAGCTTTTGCTGGATGGGTAAGGTACGGTGCAGATCCAGATTGCCCACCCTGGTAAGGTGACGATCCCTGCTTGTAAAATCACCCTGTACGCCATACCACATATCGTAAGGGTATTGTGGCTTAGATGAGCCACTTGCTAAAAGTAATCCCATAGCTTTACTGTTTAATTGATTCACCAGCTCCCCAGTAAACATCGTAGTCACTCAGCGATATAGCGTCTGGGGAAATTTCCACTATAGCAGCTGGTGTCCAGTCACCTACAGGCACTGGAAAATCACTGGTCTCTTTGTCACAGAGACACTTACACTGGATGATAGTGTTCTGTTCCATTGAGGGCTTTTTAGACCTCACGAAAACAGAGAAAGGAACTCCTCCGTTCAGTTTGAAACCATTTGTGAGGTCTGTTATTTGTCCTTTGGATAGGATCCTCAGGCTGTACATTTCGTTCATATAACTTGATTTAATTAAGAAAACTACTGCAAAAATAATAAAATGTGTTTAATAAACACACCTCTAAGGCGTTATTTTTAATGAAATTATGATATTTTGCCATGTTTCACCTCCACATATCTTACTTTTTCATCCTTAACACCTCCTTTCTTGAGGTAAACAGATGGATCCAGCCAACCCACCTGTTCACCTGGTTAATTATTCTGATTTCCCTGTAAGCCTCTTTAGAGCAACCTCCAGGCTGTTGATATTATCCCTAATGGACTGTCTGGATGTATGGAGATCCTGGGCATTGTAAGGCATAGCCTCACCGACCAGGAAAGCCTCATAGCACTTGATCACCTTGTAATCGGTGTTATCAAGCTCCTCTTTGAGTGCCTTGATCTGGTTTTTGTAATAAGCCAGATTCTGGACCTTCTCATAGGTATAGCCTATGTGATCATCGTACTCCACAGCAACAATCCTGACAGCATAGCCAGGAGCACACTCCAGCTTGCTCTCATCAATCTCATCCAAAGGCTTCCAGCCATCCTTTTCAAGTTCGGCTGTCTGTGCCTCCACTGTCACGATACGCTCTTTTACCTTGGTAACACCTTTCTCTATTACCTGGTAACGCTCTGTGTATGCCTCTACCTCTCTGGATCTCAGCACACCATCTTCTATTTTTCCGTATCTTACCATATCTTTAGAAATGTATTCTTCTTACACACCATATTTCTTTTTTTACAGAGTTCTTATACCATATACCAAAAATGGCTATCACAGTATGCCCCTCGCCACAATCATAGTAATCATTCTGAGAGGTGTCATCATACATTACTTGACCTGACTGAGGATAAATCCGCAAAGCTCCACCACCCATTTGATGGAATAATATCACCCTGCCATCATAGCCATCGTTTGGCAAATACACATTCTTTGTAATTCCCCCATTGACTACACCAATAACCTGGCTTACGGATTTTCCAATATACAGGTCTGTGCCTTTGGAACTATCTCCAATGTATTTAGTGTAAAGCATGAAACCGCACGCTTTCAAATCGTAGAAATACCCTCCATAGGCAGGGGCATTGCTGTTGTTTTTTGCCGTACCATATACACCTGCGATCATAGCCTCATCAGCCCCCAGCTCCCATTGTGATTTACTGACATTGCCATAACCCAAAGCCACCATTGCAGCCCTCCTTATGTATCCTGTTACACTTGATACTGCCTGTGTTCCTGCCAGGTTAGCAAATATGCCTGTTGGTGACATATAGGCTGTACCAGAGCTATAGCTGGGAGCATTCTTTGCTTTCACCTCTACAGTGCCTGTGCCTGCATTCAATTCGATCTCCGATCCCAGGGTAGTTTGTTCTGAGTAGGATCCTCCGCTTACAGAGCTCTCCAGATAGATCCTGGGCACGCTTGCATCCAGCTCGATCTTGTTTCCTTTCCCCAGGGTAGAAACAATCTTACCACCACTATGCCACCAGCTACCGATACTTGCACCCTCTGCCAGGAGTAGGTTAGTGGCTATGCTTTCAAACTGGGCACCAAACGGATTCCATTTAGATGTATCAGTAGGCACTGTGTTAAAAGTTCCAGCATCCACACGTGCTATGTAGTACACACCGTTATACTTGACAGCATCCACCCTGTGACTGGTACCATAGTAGGTAACACTGTCAGAGTCGTTGTAGTTACCACGGAAAACCAGCACTGGGCTCTTTCCATCAACACCATCCTTACCGTCCTTTCCATCCCTGGAGGTTGCAAAGACACCATCAGCAACATAGGTGATCACCTCTGCTGGAGGCGTGTTGCTATCATCGTTCTTTTGCATCATCAGAGCATAACCAGCTGGCAGTCCCTTAACACCTATGAAAGCAAATGGAAAACGTCCTTTTTCGGTATTCTGCACTCCAGCACATCCAAACTGAGCCAGGGCATTCACCAGGTTATCATTCCATCCAACAGCATCAAAGCTGACAATACAGACGAATACGGTTGCATTCAAGCCATTCAGGTATGTAGCCATATTGTTGATTGCATCATCAGATCCATAGGTATCAAAGTTCATGGTATCAATAAGCTCCATCGTGTATCTCTCTACAGTGAAAACCGTAAGTCCACGTAGGCTGCTTTGCACTGTACGCTCAGACACACCATTGAAGATCTTGATATAGGCTTTCATGTTGTTATTCAAGCCAGATCCCAGCACATGGATATAGGCAGCATCTTTACCTGGATCACCTGGATCACCCTTACTGCCAGTTACACAGATAGGCGTTGTAACCTTGCCGGTACCATTGGTGTATGATATAACAGATCTCGTCCAGATAAACCAGCCATTCACCCAGCCAGGGTTAGACGTGAGCCAGGATCCATCAGAAAGCGTCTGGCTGCTTGATGATCTGTAGTACTGCTCAACTATAGAGCTTACGCCCACACCATTGTTTCCCTGTGTGCCAGTGATACAGGCAGGCTTTGTTGTGGTTTCCTCACCATTGGAATATGTTACCTTAGTACGGCTCCAGATATACTTTCCATTCTCCCAGGTCGGTGCATCAGTGCTCCATCCACTGGTAGGAGCCTCAGAGTTAGATGAGC